AGTTGTAGCCAGCGCGGGCAACGATGTCGCGCAAGGCGTCCTCCACCGTGCGCGGCACCGCGCCAGTTCCCGACTGCGCAACCCCAACGGTGGACGCGCCGGACGGGGCAGCAAGGTCTGCGGCCAACACACCTTGGTACCCGACCGCGCCTACTACGTTGTCCACGGTGTACTGGGTCACGCCTGCCGAGTTCTTCAACACAAACTTGTATGCGGCGACCGGATCGAGCCAGAGAGTGCATTCCCCGCGCGAATCGAGCTGAACAGGGTTCTGGTTCAGGGTGGTGAGATCGCGGTCCTGCCAGGTGTTCGTGCGCGTGGTCGTCCCCGCCAGATACACGTCGACCAAGCCGCCCGCGAGGGGCCGTCCCACCGCATCACAGAACTGCTGCTTTGGGTTCGCTGCTGCTACACCAGCCATATTTGGGACTCCTGAAATGCGAAAGGCCCGCACGCGGCGGGCCTAGAATGGGTGGGATGGAACTCTCGGACTACACGCTGTTCATGCTGGCCAAGGCAGGCGTCCTGATGGTCGGCGCCTTCATTGCCGGCTTCATGGGTTGGCTTCGGTAGCCACGATCCCGGTCGTGCGTAGCAGCGGATTACTCGCCGCGCCTATCAGTCGCTGACCAGTAACACCCGCTGCAGGCGTTTCCGCATGGATCATCCGGGCGGCCAGCGCCTTGAACGCTGCACTGCGGTCCGCAAGGAAGCCGGCCGCCGCCACTGGGTTGCTGGCCAAGGCCGTGAGCCCCACTGGGTTCTTGTTCAACTCCATGAGCGCGCGACGTTCTGCCACGCCCAAGGTCGTCAGCAGCCGGGACTCCTCGGCGTTCAACGCCTGAACACCCGGCACTGCGGCGGAAATCTCCTCTTTCAGTCCCCGTGCCAGGCCCTTCTGCGCCTCGGTTTCCGCGCTGCCAACTTCGCCGTACTTCTTCGACAACACGCGGTAGGTGCCCTGCTTCATCTCCTGCGCTTGCTGCACGGGAATCTGTGTCTGCGGTAGGGGAAAGCTCGGGTGGGCGGCGAAGTCGTCTGCGACGCCCCCGATGGCCCGCAGGTCACTGCCGGGGCTAACTTGATTGGTGAATTTCTGGCGCACGTCATCGAGCCGGTCGAGCACGCGCCCCTTGTCGACTGTGGCCGTGGAACTGCCAATCTTGGTGGAGATTTGCGTGTTCAGGTCATCGATCAGAATCTTGAGCTTGTTCACGCCGGACTTCGTCGGGCTAATGCCGTACTGCAGCAACGTGTCCACCGCGGTGGCCGCATCGCCGGTGCGTAGCTGCGCGATCGTGGGCTTGATGGCGGACTGCATCAGCCGCCGCGATCCGCTGTCAGCGGCGCGGGACAGGGCGTTTCCGGCCGCCCCTGCGAGTTGGACACCACCAGGCAGCAAGCCGCCCGCCGCAGCGCCCATCCCGACCTCTTCCGGGTTGACGAGGCCCGCCGTGGCACCCCCGCTGATCGCGCCACCGGCAGCGCGCGTGAGCACATTCCCCCCTCCAGAGAATCCACCGGACGCGATGGCATTCACCACTGGTGCCGAAGCGCCAAGCACGCGGGCACCGTTTGCCACGACACCGCCCGCCCCGGCCGTCCCGGCCACCTCACCGGCCAGTTTGCCAGTGCGGTACAGCAGCGAGTTGGGCTGCGCGCCCAGCGTTTCGAGGCCGCCATCAATGGCAGCGCGGCGCTGGCGGTTGGACTCAAGAGACAGCCCCTTACCGTCCAAGGCGTCCTTTGCCATGTCATAGGGGGCCAGGAGCGTTGCGCCGATGGAGCCCGCCCCACGAACAGCACCCGCAACCAGGTTCCCTGCACCCTGACGCATGTCTTGCCGCAGCGTAGTGGACTCGGGCTGTGCGGGTTGATCGCCGCGCATCTTGCGAATCTCCGCCGCTAGTGCTCGTGCATCGTCGGCATTGCCCGCTGCGTCCGCCTTGACCAGGGCGGCGCTGAGTTGGTCGAGCGTTGCCATTACTTGTACTTGTCTAGCAGACTGTCGATGTTTGGAGCCCCAGCGGGTGCGCCTCGCACTTTCGCCACTCGATTGTCCGAGTCCGGCACTTCGGCCAGGATGCCGCGTGTCGCCACTTCACGGTTGCGCCGCTTCTGAGCGATCACACCAGGACTGTCGCCGATCTGCGGGAAATACTGCTTTTCGCCGTTATCGAACTCTTCCGGGCTGATGACAGCACCCGATTCGCGGCGCAACGTGGCATTTATGAAATCGCGCTTCGCTTGCTCCAGCTTCTGGTTCTTGTCGCCACTCATCGCAGTGATGGCTCCGCCAACCACAGGAAGGCGCGAGCCGGGAACGGACTTCATGGTCCCTTGCGCGGCCAAGCTGTCGATCACCGAGCCGGACTCCTGCATCCGTGAGCCAAACAACAGAGCCTTACTTTGCGAGTCAGTCAGAGGTTTGCTGGCCCCCTGCTTTGGCAAGTAGCCCTGCACCGGCCGGATGTTGCCCTGCCTGTCCTGCTGCACCAGCACCGGCCTGCCATCCTCGCCGGTGATCTCGAACGGCTTGGTGATCTGCGCGGCGGTGGTCTCTCGCGTGCGTGCGTCCGTCATGTCCTGGCCACGGACGGTAATGTCCTGCCCGCGTCGAGCCGTCGACGCCGAGATGTCCTGACCGCGGACCTGGATGCCTTCGGAGTTGCGGTTGTGCGTGGTTGTTTCGGCCAGCGTCAGCCGTTGGTGTTCGGCGGCCAAGCGCTGGGTGAGCGTCTGCCCTTGAGCGATGGTGGCGCTCACGAAGGCGGGGTCGAACTGCTCTGGCAGGTCAACGCCGTATTGGTTCTTCACGACCTGGCGCACCACGCCGTAGTTCGCGGGGTTTGCCTGCGAGAGGACCGATGCGACGTGCTCGGTCTTCTTGATCCCTGCTTCCAGTTCGGCCTTCTGCGTGTCGATCTTCGTCTTCTGGAGGTTCACGCCGGCAGTGTCGGTATCGAGAAACTTCTTCTGCAGGTCGGGGATTTTGGAGCCTTGCCCGCCGGTGGCCAGCGTGGAGAACAGCTTGTTCCGATCGAGCGCGCCATCAGGGCCGAGCGCACCCTTGTAGGCGTCGTTGACGGCATTGGTGTCCGTCACCCCGCGCTGCAACTCCTGGAACTTGAGCGCATTCACCTGCGAGCTTTGCTGCGCGTCCTTGATCTGCATCGCGCGCAGCAAAGAGTTCAGCCCAGCATCAGGGTTGGGCATCTGCAACTGCATCGGGTTGACGCCCATCGCGATCTGCGTATTCACCGGCATCTCAGGCTCCTTTCAGCAGCAGCGCATTCATCAGCGCGTTGTTCTGGCTCTGTTGCTGCTGGTTCGCGTACATGCTCCAGCCCTGCCCGATGGCTCCGGTCAGCGCGTTGGCTTGGCCCACCGTGCCGGCCGCCTTCGCGTTCCCGCCGTCCACGGTGTAGCCACCGATCGTGTTCGCCGCGGTCTGCCCCGCGCCCATCAAGGACTGCAGCGGGTTCAGTTTTGCCGTGCGGCTCACCTGGTTTCTGTTGAATGCCTGCTGATACTCCTGCGATGCGAGGCCGGAGTTATACGCCATGGCATCTTTCAGGTAGCCGCCGGATCCGAGCCCACCACCCTTCCCAGTGGAGGCCGCGCGCTCCAGCCCTTTCTGCCCCTGCTCTTGTCGCCAAGCGTAGCCGGGGTCTTTGCCGGCTGCGAAGTCGGCCGCCGTGAAGTCCTTTTGCGCCGAGCCGTAGCCCTCGGATGTAGGGTTGCCGCCGATGCCGTTCAACTCCAGCAGGCGATTCATCGCCGCCATGCCGCCCTGACGGAAAGGCTCCTGCAGCGCTGCCGCCTCGCGCGTGGCTTGCAACTGCGCGTCAGCCGCGTTGCCGGCCGCGTTTGCGCCAGCGATGCCGCCGACTGCGCTGAGCGCCGGGCCGATCAGCGATCCCCAATTGAAGCCGCCAGCGCCGCCGGCGCCGCCCACAACGCCCATCGCATCCTGCATGGTGCTCCCAAAGGTAGAAGGTGCTCCGTAGCCGGGAGCGGTCGGGGGCGGGACACCTTCGAGCGCCGCACCGCCACCACCAGCACCGCCGCCGCCTGCACCCATGGCAGCAGCACCACCACCGGCAGCAGCAGCACCAAGCGCCGCCTGACCCAGCCCGAGGCCAACAGTGGAGCCGTAGCCCGCCGCTCCGATGCCGCCCGCGCCAAGTTCAAGCCCGCCAAGTGTGCTGAGCCCGTAGCCGCCGCCGTAGCCAACAGTACCAAGCCCACCCGTGAGGCTGCTGGTCGCGCCCAGCCCGCCAGCCGCCGCACCGCCAGCACCACCTGCCGCGCCGCCCACTGCACCGCCTGCCCCGGCACCAGCTCCTGCAGCCCCACCAGCCGCAGCCCCCGCAAGCGCCCCGCCGATCAGAGGACCGCCCAGCGCAACGCTCAGCATGCCGATTGCGTTACGTGTCGGGTTGTTGTCCGAGATGCCGCGCAGCTGCTGCTGTCCGATCACATTGCCCTGCGCATCCACCACCTGCGCCATGGTGCCGTTCAGGGTAGACGCGTGGCCGGGCTCGGCTGGCTTGTAGACCAGGAAAGTTCCGTCGCCCTGCGGCGTGAGCGCGTAGCCGTCGTGAAAATACGAGCCAGAGCGGGAAAACGGCGTGTCGCTGAAGAACTGTTGGTTTTCGCCGTTGCCTTCTGTGTAGCCCCGACCGTCCCCGGAGCTTTGCGGATTCGCCGCGATGCGCGCGAGCGCCGCCTTCAGGTCGATGTCCATTCGTGTCCTCTTATGCGTTGGCGGACTTGAAGACCGCGAATCCGATGACGATGGCTTCGCTCAGGGAGCCGGCCGTGAGATTGCGCACCACCACCGTGGCACTTCCTGCCGCGGCTCGCGCATCCAGGTGATAGGCGCCGAACGTGCCCGCCGCAGCGTGGTTGATCACGATCCGGTCACCCGCGGCGATGGCGCTATTCGTCAGCGTGAACGTCACCGCGGCGCCGGCCGCCAGTGCTGCCGCATTCATGGTGATCTCGCCGCAAATCTTGTTCAGCGTGACGCCGGTGGACTTGTCCGTGGTCTGCGTGACCGTGCCGCCATTGCCAGTCGCGTAGCCGATGGTGCCGGAAGCTAGAGCTACGTCACCGCTGGTCAGCGTCTTGTTCGTGAGCGTCTGCGCGTCTGTCGTGCCAACCACTGCTCCGGCCGGAGCCGCCTTGGTCGCCCACGTGTCGAGATCCGCGTCCCACGCTTGTACGTCGATTCCGATGGCGAGACCCAGTGTCGACCGCTGGGCTGCTGCGTCGGCATCGTCGACCAGCGCCCTGCCCGCAGCCGTGAACGTGGCAAGAGCCGCAGTGCTCGCACCGGTGAAATACGGAAGCCGATCTGCTGCTGGGGTCAGCCCCGCCACTGTCCCCAGTACCGGCGAGAACGCCTGCACGTTCGTGCCGATCGCCAGCCCCAGGGTGCTCTGCATGGCCGCCGCGTCGATGTCGTCGAGCAAGGCCCGCGCGAACGCGGTGAACGTCGTCAGGGCGAAGGTATCAGCCCCGGTCGCGTAGATCAGCCGATCAGCGGCCGTTGCCACTGCAGCCAGTGCCGACAGGGTCGCGTCCTTCGGCTGCTTGTCGAAGTCCAACTCTGCCAACGAGCCCTGGACGTCGGTCGCGGCAAGCCCGCCCGCCGGCACCGTCGTGATCGTGTCCGCGTAGATCACGCCAGCCTCTCCGCCGACACGCCGCTGCACGATCTGAAGCGCTTGCTGCGCTTCCCGCGTCAGGGTGCCGTCCGTATTGACGAACCGCACCCGCTCGAACGCGGCAAGGTTGAGGGCGAGGCGACCGGTGGCCATCAGGCTGCGCCCTTCTCAACACGTGCTGAGGCGCCGAAAACGGCGAACTTCACGGGGTCGGTCATGGACAGCTCCCACACCCGATGCCGGCCTGATCCAGTCGGTCCAAAGCGGATGCGCTTGCCGTATTCGCCAGGGCCGCCGAGATTGCACCGCCGCTCGTTGCTCCAGGTGTGCCCGCCGTCGTTCGAGAAGCGCAGTTGCACCTCCGGCTCGAACGCCTCGCCGTCGCCTTCGTAGCCGCCGACACCCGTCTCCATGTCGATCACTACCTCAGTGAAGAAAAGGCGCTTGTTCTCCTCGCTCATGGTCTGCGTTCGACGCAGGCGCAGGATCGGGTCGCCTGCGTCCGTGTATGCGCCGAGATCGAGGCTGTAGACGTTGCCGTTCTCCCAGTCGCCCACCAGGTGCACGCCGTTGTTGAAAGCGCAGCACACCGACCGGTGCCTGTGCAGTTCGTTGGTCGCCGGGTCGCGCCAGAGCCATTCGATCCACTCACCCGTCGCCGCGTCATAGACCCACGTGGCATCCGCCGTCGGGAACGTCAGCACGTAGAAGCTGTGCCCCTCCATCTGGAAGCAGTAGGAATAGGCGTCGCTGATGGTGCTGTAGCCAGCCATCGCGGTTTCCAGCGCGTGATTGGAGATCCGCACCGGCGAGTAGCCCTGCGCCTTGAACACGATGCCTTGGCCGGTCTTGTTAGCGCCGAGCCAGTAGACGGTGTTGTCCATCGCTGCCACCGTGTGGGCCGAAGCGGTTCCCTGCTCAATGAAGGTGTTGCCGGAGCGCTGGAAAAGGCTGGTCGCATCGCCGGTATTGATCCACACCTCGGCCGACTCAGCGCCGAACAGCCAGAGTTCGCGATGGTCGGAGATGTTGGCCTTGGTGTTATCCGGCGAACCCTCGGCCGAAGCGAAGTCAAGCCCATTCCACACGCTTCCCGTGTTGGGCGTCTCGTTCCAGTAGAACCGCGGCGAGTTGTCCCCGGTCACCAGGAAGTAGCCATCCTGAAACGTGGGGCTGCTCACCCCGTTGGGAAAGTCGGGGTCGGTGATCTGCGTGAGCGTGGCGCCGTTGGCGATGTAACCGGCGACCCCGTCCACGATCAGCACCTCGGCGCCATTCGTGGCCATGCCGACGCGGCCGGTCGACGTGTTGATCGTGCCGCACGTGTCGACCACGTAGGTCGTGCTGATGCGGTAGACGGTATTCCCGGCCACGAAGTACCAGTAGCCTCCAGACGCGATGCACCCGCGGCACGCGCCGGCACCGAGCGTGGCCCGCTGCACCAACCCCGGCATGCCGTACAGGGCCACTGGCGCCCGCGGGCTTCCCTGGTCCATCTCCAGGTAGCAGTTGACCGTCCGCTGCGCGTTCGCGCCCAGGCTGCGCGCCTGGTAGGTCGGCCCGACGAATGGAATCTTCACGGAGCCACCCAGTAGCCGTCGCAAGGGAAGCCGAAGGGCCAACCACTGCCGAGCCCCTCGACGGTCAGGTAGCCGAATGCCAGCGTCGTCGTGACGCCGTCGACCTCGCCCACCAGGCGGTAGAACGAGCGGCCAACACGATCCTCGGACACGGTGAACTCTGTTCCATAGGCGAAGCCGCCCGACTCAGGCCAAGCGAAGCGGATGTCGGCGGGCGTGATCGGCTCGACGTCGCCATCCTCGGCGTAGACGACAGCAGTGATCGTGACCTCATCCCCCTGAAAGAGGGACAGGTCACGACGCTTGCTGCCGTCCAGGGCTACGCTGATTTGCATCAGAAGTTCTCCACGTAGCTCGCGCCCGTGATGGGCACATGGACGAACGCCTGCACCATGCGCAGCCCGCGCAGCCAGAGATCCGGGGCCACTGGGGCGCCGTAATCTTCAGCCGCAAGGGATGCACCGCACAGGACATAGGCCTCCTGCACCTCAGGTGGAATGTCGGCGAGGGTCCAGCGCACCAGACCCTGCGCCCTCAGCGTGAAGTGCGCGGCCTGCAGCTTTTCAAGAGCTACGGCCAGATCGTCCGCGTCCGCCGCGTCCTGCGGGGCGCACACCTTGATCTTGCGAAGAATCCGCGTCGCCAGCTGTTCCTGCGTCTGCGTTGCCATGGATGCCGCCCTTCAGTTCCAGTTCCTGGTATTCGGCCGCGGACTTGACCGTCTCGGGCATGTGGCCCGCGGCGGCGGCCGGCACCGACTCGTACCGGGCCTGGTAGTCCAGTGCCGACTTCAGAGGCTCGGGTGCAGGCGTGGGCGCCGGGGTCGGTGCAGGCTCAGGTGCCGGCGTCGGCGCTGGTGCTGCCGCTTCCTTCTCGGCCAGTGCTGCGGCAGCAGCAGCCGTGAACTCGCGCTTGATCTCCGCGTCTTCGACCTCGTCCTTGGGTTCGGCCGAGGTCGTGAAGTGCGGATGGTTGGCCAGCTTGCGCGCACCGAGCGGGCTGGAAACGGACACGGCTTTCCCCTTGGGGAAGACTTGACCGTACATGTAGAGGGAGTCGTGCTCTTCGCCGGGCACGCCGTTGAATGTTGCCTTCATGGTTTTGAACGGGCCGAGGTTTCCCCCGGCCCTTCCGATCAGGCGTTGCGCGGCAGGAACCACACGATGATCGTGACGGTTCCCGTTGCGGAGGCGCCAGTGCCGGTCATGCGCACATCGATCGTGTCGTTGGTCGTCAGCACCAGCGGCTGGGCCGTCGCCGCCGACGAGCGGACCACACCGCCAGCAACAGCCGCAGCCGCCACAGCGAAGTAATCCGTATCCACCCCGTAGCCGACCTCGAAGGCGCCAGAAGCGCCGAAGCCGGAGTGGATGACCGTCACGTCGGTCACGACGGAGCCCGCCTGGATCAGCGGGCCTTGGATCACGTCGCCGGAAGCCGGCGCCGCAGTCCACGCATACGACGACGCGGCGCACTTCGCGCCCTGGCCGTCACCGACGCCCGGCATCTGCTCCGTGGAGCTCGAAACCTTGGTTGCTTGGAGAATTGCCATGTCGTGTGCTCCTTAGGCGTCGGCGACGGCCGAGGTGAAGATGGTCACGACGCCGTTCTGCACGAGGTTGCCGGTGTCGGTGGTGGTCGAGGTGCCGAACATCAGCTTCTCGATGCCGCGGATTTCCTGCACGCCCACGCCGTGGCGGAAGCCGTAGTCGCGGACGTCGGTGGTGGAGCGCAGGCGCTGCGCCCAAGCGGCGCCGAGGGCTTGCGCACCGCACAGGAAGTTGAAGCCCACATCGATGCCCGCGGTGCCGGCGCCGGCAACGATGCCGCCGTTGGTCGGCAGCCGGCCGGTGCTGGCAGCAATCGCCGCGTCCATCTCGGGGATCTCCCGGATGATCACGCCATCCCACACCAGCGAGCCGCCGGTGAACAGCGGGTTCGTTTCCACGCCACGGACACGGGCGTCACGATTGGCTTGCACCATCGTGGCGTCGTTGGCCAGGTCACGGAAGCTGCGCGGGTTGGCGAACAGCAGGTACCACTCTTCGTCCTCTTCCCGCGTGCGGGTCGGGGTGATACGCGGGCTCGCCGATTGCGCCATGCGCTTGGCCAGCGAGATCAGGCCCGGGGTGAGCTTGTCACTCGTGCTGTCCACGGTGGCCAGAGCCGTCGCGACGACACCAGACGAGCCGTTGGCCTTGGACGAGCCGAACAGCACGCGATCGGCGTTCGCCACCAGCCAGGCGTTGCGCTCGGCAGCCGTGGCGGTTTCCCACGGCACCATGACGCCGGCAGTGTTGGGCACCGACTTCAGCGCGCGGATCACGTCTTCGCGCATCTTCTCCTGCGCCCACATCTTCAGGCCGGGGCGGGCGGCTTCGCGGATGTCCAGCACGGACTTCTGCTCGTCCCACTCGGTCACCACCACCGCGTTGCGCAGCGGCGAGATTGCGACCGTCATCGAGCGGGCGTCCATCTCGGCCTCGTTGCCTTCCAGCACGGTGTTGCCCGTGACACCGCCGGTCAGCGCGCGAACGCTGGCGAAGGTGACGCGGTCGCCGGGCTTGCGGCTCAGGTCTTCCTTGACCTGGATGACGTTGGACGGCGAGGTACCCATGTAGCGCTTGAAGCGGTTGTCACGGATGTACTCGGTGAAGAACGTGTCGTCCCAGACCTGGGGGGTCAACCCGGGACGTGCGGTGGTTTCAGCCATTTATGGCCTCCTAATTGGGGAAAAGGGTGTCGATCGGCGTCGGCCCGGTGAACGAGGTTCCTCGCGCACCGGCGCTGCGAGCGCCAGCCAGGGATTGCGGAATGCCAGGTGCTGCGGGCTGCTGGGACTGTTGGGTGGCGCCGCGAATCTCGGCCTCGATCTCGGCGCGCACCTTCTTGCGGTACGCCTCCGGGTCGTTGCCGATCTCGGCTGCAAACTTCAGCCGCTTCCCCTCGTCGTAAGCGAACTTCCACGGGTGGGGATGCGAATTCATCTGCGCGGCCAAGGCGGGGTTCTGCTTCGCGGCGGCAACGAACGTCTCAACCACCTCGTCCAGGTCGGCGTACTTGTCGCGCGCCAACATTTCGGAGGTGTTGAACCGTTCGTTGACGATCTGCTGCTGCATCGACGCCAGGGGGTCCTGGGGCTGCTGCGGCTGCTGGGGAGCTGCCTGCACCCGCTCGCGCAGTTGCTTGGCCTCCTCCTCGAAGCGGATTGCCTTCTCTTTCCAGTCTTTCCGTTCCGTGCGCACTGCTTCCAGCGCTTCAAGCGGTACCTGTCTGCCCGTGCCTGCGGCTGGCGGCGCCGCGTCACCGGGTACGGCCTGCTCCGATTGCTGCGGCTGCAGCTCGGGCTGGTCGATCGGCGTTACGCCCTCGGATTCCTGGGGGGTCGGGTCTCCAAACACGTCATTCATGGTTTCGCTTCCTCACGCCCGACAAGCCCGGCGGCGGCTTCGACGCCCGTGAATCCCCGGCGGCGGGACGCAAAAAAGGCCGCCTGGTTGCCCGGGCGGCCTGGTTCGCGAGTGATCTGTTTTAGTGGCGCGTCATCGCGATACACACGGCGTCAATCACCGCGATCTCATCCTCATCCGCCTGCATCGCGGCTCGCATGAGCGCCAGCTGTCGTTCTGCTTCCTGTTCCTTGGCCTGGTACGCCATGCGTGCCAACGCGGCCATTTCGTCCCGGCCTTCGCGCAGTCGCGCCATGAGCGCATCAGCGTCAACGCGCGACAGGACGCGGTTTTCAACTCGCGCCGGCTCTTGTGCTTCTGTTCTTGCCCTGGCCTCAGGAACCGCTCGGGCTTTCTTCTGCGGAGCGCTGTAACTCCATGCGGGCGTCGGTAGCGAGCCACGCCCGCCCACCGACCCACCCCCGCCGGTCGTGGTGCCAGGCGTAACCGGGGGCACGACCTGAACGATCGCAACCTGGAACGCGCTGCTTTGAAACGCGCCTGACTGAAAGGCGGAAATCACTTGAACGCCGGCAGTTCTGCGATCAATTCAGCTTCGGCCGGAATGGGCCGCTTGCCGGCCTCGACATCCGCCAGGGCCTGATAGCAGTGCAGCCACACATCGTCACGCCAATCAATCAGCGCCTGAGCCTGCGCACCGAATACCTTGCTCGTGGCGTAGGTCGCGGCGCGCTCCATGCTGGTGTAGCCGAGGCCCTGAGCCGTGGTGTTGAGGTGCGATTCGACTGCAGCATCGAGGCCCGCCCGAGCGGCCTCAAGCATGAACGACTGAAGGCTGATCGTCGCCTGCTCGTCGGTGCAGTCGGCGCTGATGATGATGGCCGAGCCGTCATCGCAGGACAACAGACCGGGGGCCGTGCGGGTCCAGTTGCGCCCGAGTGTGTCAGTCGTCACCATTGGATCACCACCACGCATCCATCTGCACCGCTGCCACCAGCGCCGGACGCAAAGCCGTTGTCGCTCGCGCCACCGCCACCTCCGCCACCTCCAGGCCAGCCGCCGTTTCCACCGTTGCCACCAGCAGCGCCGGGCTTGTAGAAGCCGCCACCGCCACCGGTCCCGGGGACCATCGACCCCACAGATGCGGAAACACCAGCCCCCCCGTTGGTGGATGACGATGCAATACCTGCAGCGCCGCCGGAAATCGTTGCGATGTTGATGCCGGATTGGTTGCCACCTGGCCCAAAGATGTTGCCGCCCGCGCCGCCGTTGGCGTTTACGCCCGCCCCTGTCGCCGAGCCAGCACCGCCGCCGCCGCCTGTTGCAGCAAGACCAGTCGCGTTTGTGCCTGCCGTGCCCGCCCCTACGCCTCCTGCGCCGCCGGCAGTTCCGTTGGCGCTACCGCCTATTCCGCTGCCGCCGGCTCCGCCGCCCGCCGTCGAGCCGGTGCGCACCCCCGCTGCGCCGCCGGCTCCGCGGCCGACTTGCATGTAGGTTCCGAAGGTAGATGGTCCAGCGGCTCCGGATCCACCGGCGGCTCCATCTGTGTCGTCAATGGTGCGCGCAGGGCCTCCGCCTTGGCCGAGGCCAACCGTGACCGTGACTGAACTGCTTAGAGCACTCGCAAGAAAGTCATATGCACCGTATGCACCCCCGCCGCCGCCGCCCCCGCCCGACCGCGCCGCAGTCGTCGCGCCCCTGGCACCGGAGCCGCCACCGGGTCCACCTCCCCAGGCGATCACGCGGACAACCTTGGCATTTGGGTCTTTGTTCCAGGTGTACGTGCCGGCAGCAGAGTAGATGTCCACTCGGACCGGAATAGGCGTGTACCCCAATGCGGCAGAGACATCGGCCGCCTCTAACGTCACCGCATGCCCTGCATTCCAGTGGCTTGGCAACACCTGCCCCGCAGCCGCAGCCGTGGGGTCATCGGCTATCGCGCAGTTAAAAACGTGAGTGACTGAAGCCATTACTGGGCTACCACCTCAACTGATGCGACGATCCGCCCCGCCTCGTCCCGCTGGTGCACGATCTGCATCGGGGGCTTCGGCGCCATGGCCTGGGCCAGTAACGAAATCGCCGCCGTCTGCTCGGCCAATGCCTGCGCGGTCTGCTCGCCTTGCTGCTGGAGAGCCGAGGCGAACGTCTGGGCGACGTCCGCCACGCCCTGCACTGCGGCCTGGCTCTCCGGCGTCGTCACGGTGATCTGCTGTGGCTGCGGTGCCGCCGCCGGTGCTGCCGGTGCTGCGGCAGCCTGTTCCACTGGCTGCGGTGCATTGAGCGCCTGAAACTCGGCGAGCTTCTGCTCGCGCTCTTTGATGCTCAGCTCCCGCGCCTTGATCTGCAGTTCGCCGCCCTTGATCTGCATCTCGCCTTGCTTGTCCTTGAGCATGCGCTGCGCTTCGACCAGTTGCTGCTGCAACTCTTGCGCTGCTTGCTGCATCTGCTCGATCTGCTGCTTGGCCTGCATCAGCGCCGGGTTCTGATCGTCCTCTTCCCCGCGCATCTTCTTAAGGATCTGATCCTTGTTGCGCAGGCTGGAGGCTTCGACAATCGCGTCCGGCGGGATCGGCAGGCCCGCCTTCACCAGACCCGCCAGCGTCTCGAACTGCTCGGACTGAAGCGTGCTGATGTCCGGACCTTCCTCGATCTCGATGTCGACGTCCAGGCCAGAAACCTCGTTCTCGACTTCGATTACTTCCTTGAGTGCTGGGTCGTATGGGCTCTGAATGCCAAGCTGCTGCGCCATCGCCCGCGCTTCCTCGGGCTGCATCTGCTCCAGCTTGTCCTTCAGTGTGACCTGCTTGTTAAGGCCCACGAACTTGATATTGCGGTCGTCGTCGGTGACGCGTACCCAGGTCTCATCCGTCCAGAACTGGCGAATCCGCATCCATGCGGCCTCGTAGACCTCGCGGGTCCACTGGCGCAGCTCGTCGACCAGAGGCTCCATCTCGACCGAGCCGGCCTGCATCTGCGCTTCCAGCGCCCGGCCGGACTGCTGCCCTGGCGCCTTGCCGGCCATCGCAGCGTTTGGGCCGCTGGCCTGCATCTCGTTGATCGACAGGTGAAGCATCTCGGCGTGGCCCATCGCCATTTCGCCGGTTGGCACGACGCCGACATCCTTGCCCCACTGCGCCGCCTCATTCAGTTCGGCATGGCCATCCGGCTTCGCCATCTCGGTCTTGAACTTGGCCGCGTCCGTGACGCCGTTGCGGTTGCCATAAGTCTGCCGCGCGCTCAACAAGTGCAGCATCTTGCTGCGGCGCTTGTTGATCTCTTCCTGCGTGCTGATCCAGTCGCGCACCGCGCCGAACCGGTTGTTCTCCCGATCAACGTAGGCCGAGCGCATGATGAGCGAGCAGGCCGAGCGGCCATCACGGTCGACATAGGGGCTCACGACCGGCTCTTCGATGAACCCGGCCTTGGTGAACGTCGCCACCATCCACTCTCCCTCATGCAGGTAGTGGATTTGCACCACCCGGACGCGCGTGCGCTTGCTGTCCACCCATGCCGTCTTCGGGCGATCGTCGTAAGTCGTGCCTTCGGTGCGCAGCGTCTCACCTAGGACGTCCTGGTCGGTGCGCTTGGCGTCCTTCCAGATCACGATGCCCTTGTAGGTCGCGTCGCTGAAGTCGCTAGCCGAGCTGTGCGGGTCGAAGAACAGCCTATCCCACGGCACGCGCTTGATGCTGACCTTCTTCTCGCCGCGCGGCGTGTCCTCGATCACCACGTCCGCGCCGCCAAAGCCCTCGACCAGCATCTCCTCGTAGACCTTGGAGCGGACCACGTTGAACTTGTTCTGGTCGCCAACGAAGCGCAGGGCGTCTGTAGCCGCGGTGGCGGTTTGCTCGTCCTGAGGGTTGCGCGGGAAAGCCTTCGGGTCGCTGCGCATGCGCCGCTCGCCACCGCACAGCGTGGAGACCTTGCGCTTGATGTAGTTCGATGTGATCGCCGGCTGACCGCGCTTGTTCAGCAGGGCCTTTTCCTTGGCCGTCCAATGGTTGTCGTCGAAGTTGTCGTGATAGTCCCGGTCCCGCTCGGACAGTTCGCGCGCCCGTTGCGTCAGGTCTTCCGATTCCTCGAAGTACTTGACGAGCATGTTGAGGTGGTCGTCATAGTTCGGCAGGGGGGACGACTCGGGCGCACCCGATACCGGCGACTGGAATGGCGTCGGCGCATCCGCCAGCGCCAGGCCGGCGTCGATCTTCGGGTTGGTGATTTGCATGGTCTAGGCGGTCTTCCAGTCGTTGGTCTCGCTGTCCTCGTTGAATGCTTGGTCCCACCGGTCGACAAAGGGCTTCTGTTCCTTTACCGGGACGATGGCAGGGTGAGCCTCGTCCAGTGCGCGCCCCATGAGCGAGGCCGTGTCGACGTCGTCGTCGTTCTTGCCCGCCGGGAATCGCAGGAACTCGTCTATCTCGGCGCCGGCCTCGAAGTACACCCGGCCGCTTGCTGCCCGCGCCTGGAAGCCCCGGGCTCGGGTCGGCTTGTCGCTGATGCTCGGGAGCCATTCCATGCGGCAGTAGATGTTCCGCTCGCGCATCCGGCTCTTGAGCATGGGCTCGATCGCCTTCTGGATCACGCCAGACTCGCCGAACCACGCGAACGGCTTGTAACGCGCCATCAGGTCTAGCTTCTTGTCGATCCAGACGTCCGCCGTGGTCTGCCCGCGCCATCCGTCCAGCCGGTACAGGTCGCCCTGACTATCCACACCCCAGACCCGGTGCACGGTGAAGTCCCCTCCGCCATCCGTCACCGCGTAGTCGCTGGTGCCGTAGATGCTCAGGTGCTTCGGCTTTGTGTGCCAGGTCTTGAACCAGTCCCGCTGAAAGTACGTCCCTTCGTCGGGCGTTGGCGCCTGCTGGTAGAGCGCTGACCAGTCGCGCTGCGGGAGAACTGCCTTGATGCGACTCAGCGCCTGCAGGTTGTACTGCTCCGGCCACAGAGGGGTGTCGCCATCCAGCGCCGGCAAGTTCAGGACATCCCAGCCCTCCGCCGCATGCTCCTTCAGCAGCCAGCCGGCCAAGTCATCTTCATGCCAGCGGGTCTGAATCACCACGATTCGCCCACCAGGCATCAGTCTGGTGTAAGCGGTGCTCGTGTACCAGTCCTTGAGCTTCTTGCGCGTGATCTCACTGTCCGCGTCTTCCCGGTTCTTGATCGGATCGTCGATCAGCATCAGATGGGCGCCGCGACCAGTCAGCGGGCCGCCGACACCTACTGCGTAATACGCCCCGCGCTGTGAGACCTGGTGCTCGATGCCGCCGTCGCTGCCGTTCACGTGGAACCGCTTAGAGCTCTTGCTGTCGTCCGCCAGGGTGACACCAGGGAAGATCCCTTGATACAGCGGGTCAGACAGCTGGTTCTTCACCTTGCGGCCGAAATCGTCCGCCAGCTCCTGCCCGTAGGTCGCTGCCACTACATAGTGGTCAGGGTTGCGCCCCAGATACCAGGCTGGAAAGAACTCGCTGGCCAGCATACTTTTGCCGTGCCGCGGCGGCATGAAGATCATCAGCCGGTCAATCTCGCCCCGTTCGACCTGTTCCAGCTTCCGTGCAATCAGCCGGTGGTGCCGCGCGTCCCTGTAGCCTGGCCACTGGTAAGCGGCATAGGAGATCAGCCGGGTAAACGCGAAGTCTTCAGGTGTCGGCACGCGTGGCCGCCATGACTGCGGCGTCTCGCTGGTCCTTTGTGGCGAACTCGATCGGCCCGCCGTCCCTGCCGGTCAGCGGTTGTTCCGGCTTGCCCCACCCGCGATCCAGCAGCACGTTGGCGGCAGACACTCGGGCCGAATCGCTGTTGCTGGTCTTCATCACCTTGGCGAGTGTTTCGACGGCCTCGGACGTGTAGACCCGCGCGAGCTCTCTGACGTGCTTCACATCCGGCGGCAGCTTCGGGCGCCCACCGGGGTTGCCTGTCTTCCCTTTCGGGAACGGTGTGCCTCGTGTTGCTTTTTTGCTGTTCTCAGCGGCCATGGTTGAGTTACCCCTTGCGGTGCGCACATCCGCCTTACCGGGTCTGCTCTGTCCCGGCTGCGCGCGTGCGGTTTGCACTCCCGCCCCTGCAATGCGAGTGCGACATCCAGAGACGGGGTGAAAGCCCGGCAGGGTTGATCTATTCGGCTGCACCAATGCAAAAAGCCCTCGCAATGGAGGGCTCTACGCGAGCTTTACCGGCAACACCGCCTCCGAAATGGACGGGCGACACTTGCTATAGCTCAGTCGTTGGCGGACTGTATCAGATCCCCCGGGGCTTGTGCAAGCTATTTTTCACACTCCGCGATTGAGCAACATGTCACGAGCGTCCACGATCAACTGCATCAGGTGCTCCTGCGTGCAACCGATGCGCTCCCTCGCCTTACGCGGGCTTCCGCCTTCGATGTAGTTCCAGCTGATGGCCTGGCGGTGTGGTGGCGGCAAGGCTGCAACCCCTTTGGCGATCTTGGCCGCATCGTGCGGGTCGACGGGGATGGTTGGCACCGCCCGCTCAAAGTTGTCCGGTCGGTAGAGGCGAAACATCGGCGAACACGCGGCACCGCCCGGGCTGTGGCATGCCTGCGCCCAATTCTCCAGCCGCTTGTGGATCTCTTGGTGACGCTCGGCGACGTGAAAGAAGTCGATGAACCGATCTCGCTTCAAGCTGCGCTCCTGTGGTTGTCGTTCGTGGCTTCTTCGTTTTCCGCCTTGGTCGTCGCCGTCGGCTCCAAACCCATCGCGGCTCGGATCTCCTGCACGGTGACGTTCTGAGGCACCTTGCAATCGCGGTCGACACGGTATGCAACGCCGTTGCGGCGGTGCTGGTCTCGGACCTTCGACAAGAAACCGTTGTTCGCCATGATCAGCACCGCGCGGGCGACGGCCTTGTGCTGGCGCCCCAGGTCTCGCGAAATCTGCAGGGCCGTTAGCTGGATCGCCGACTCCATCAGGTGGATCCAGATGTCTTTCACTGCACCCGTTTGCGGTGTGTCGCTCATGCGGTATTTCCTCGTCCATGCAGGTCGTCCAGCGCGCACCGCGCAGCCCAGCGAACGTTCTCGTGCTCGGTCTTGTCCAGCACGATCTCCTCCCACTCCTGCTCCTGCATCTGCATGGCAGCGGCGAAAACCTCGCGCTTGTAGGCTCGCGGCGCCGTTCCGGAGTCGTACCAGCTATGGCAGGCGTAGCAGGCCCACACGCTGCGGTTGTCGGGTGCCTTGATGCCCATCCCCTTGCCTTCGTTCTCGTGGGCAGCGACGGTGGTGTCCAGGCGGTGGTTGCACACGCCGGGGACCAGCAGCAGGCAGGGTCGGCCGCGGGCCATCTTGAGCAGCGCAGGATCGCGGTAGCTCGCCGGCTTGGTGTCGGCCTCGCCGCTGGTGCTGCCCCCATAACTGCCGCGGTGCAGGCTCCGGCTGAGCGCGCACAGGACCGCCAGGCGCGCGTCCTTCTCGGCCTGGCGCTGCTCGGGGGTGGGGATGGTGCGGGCGAAAGTCATGCCACGAACTCCGACAGCAGCAGTTCGACCATTTCCGTGCGCGCCGGCGGCTTCAGGTGCGGCCAGAGCACGCCCCCCGCCCGCTCAGTGCGCAGGAATGCGACCATGTCATCGTGCACCTGGCGCATGTCGTCCTCTTCCAGCTTGTCGAAGGCGATCGACCGCGGCACCGGGATTACGGCGCCCCGCGGGCCCGGAATCCAGTCGCAGAAGCCGGCACCGACCTTGAGCCAGTTGCGGAACTGCTCGAAGTGCTCGAACTTCTCCTGATGCTCGAACACCCGGGTTTCAATGACCATGTGCCTGCGGTGGAACTTACCGCTGCGGGCCTTGCGGGTCTTGATGTCGACCATCTCGCCCGGCTCGAGGCGCAGCAGGCCGTTGACGAACCGGCGCCACTGCTTCTTGCCGTGCTCGCCCAGGCCGTCGACGATGCCGAACAGCACCCGGCGGGCGGCCTCTTTCTCAGCGTCGCTGATCTCGACCGGCTGCTGGCGGACCAGGGTGATGTCGCTCACGGCTGCTGCTCCAGGCCCAGGTACTTGCGCCATGGCACCTTGGCGCCGTCGACGAGGAAGCCCCATGTACCCTGCTTCTTCCAGGTGATGAACAGGGTCCAGACACCGTCAGGAGGAACGGCGCTTACGCGGTGGTACTCGCCGAACAACAGACGGCCGGTGTACCCACGCTTCCGCCAGAAGCCGGCGCGCAACACTTCCCCATGCCACACCGGGTAAAACGAAACGCCGGTCGGGACGTCGTTCACCCTGCGCTGCTCCTCGTACCAGCCGCGCAGAATGACCGTGCGCGCGTTCCATGGGTGGTCGTGCAGATGGCGATCGGAGTCGGGCCGCCTGATGTGGTGAATGCGAATGCTTGGCATCCACTCCGCCCACTTCCGCCCTGCTCCGTCGCTGTGCGGCTGGTAAGGATTGAACAGCCACCAGCGGCCCATGTAGACGCTGCCGTCCTTGCCAGTGATGTGCAGGTACGGGGTGCGCTGAGCCCGCGCGATCAGCCACTCCGTGACGGCCGGGATGGTCGCGATGCGGGCGATGCCGCGCCAGATCAGTTCTGACTTCATGCCATCTCCTCGATCCGCACGTACACCCCAGGCGCAGGCGCGTAGCTCTTGACGCAGTGCAGCGACACCACCTGAACGTCGTCCCTCCAGACCACCCCATTCAGCGCGTCGAATACGGCCTTCACCACGTTGTCCATGTCCGGCTTCGAAGTCGGCCGAAGGCGGCCGGCGAACGCCTCGGCCTGCTTCTTCTTCGACCAGCTCGCCGGCACGTCCAGGCGCATGTGCAGGACGGCTGCCACCGGGCCGAGCATCAGATCCCGGCCGGCCATCGCCTGCGCCGCGGTCCAGCCGACCAAGCCCTCGTAGCTCACGGTCTTTTCCGGGGTGAACATGCGGGCGTGGGCGCCGACGCGGCCGATGCGGGGACGTCCTTTCCCGACTGGCTTTCCGGGGACGTTGAAGCTGACCGCGCCTCCGCCATGAAGCGAGGTAGGTCCCGATACAGCGGGTCCGCCTTCAGCTGCTCCAGCCGGTGCGCCGCATGCCCAGCCTTCCCGCGCGTCAGCGGGTTGTCGGCCATCTGCACCAGCCATGCAGCCGTCTACCGAAGGTGTTGCTCCCACATTCACCGCACACCTCCCACGCCCAAGGTGCGCAGGAACTGCGTGGGCCGGCCGCGGGCGGCACGGCGCAGGCAGCGCACGGCCCAGCGCCGCGCCGGCCAGCTGTGCTGCCGGCCGTCGGTCAGGATCGTGAAGGCGGCGGCGGTCAGGCGCTCTTCGATGTTCGGGGCCGGTGCGCTCATGCTTCGACCTCCTCCTCGATGCGCGCGGTCGCTCGTTGCAGCACGTCCCGCGCCATGCGCAGCACCAACGGCGTCACCTTTTCGCCAGCGTCATGCCGCGCCACGATGCGATGCGCCCAACTCCGCGCGCCCGCCGTCTTAGGTTGGGCCGCTAGATCACGCAGCGCCGCGATGATCTGTATCTTTTCGGCGCGGGACATGGATCGCGCGGCGGGTGCGGGCTGGTGCTGCGCCCGATAGGCGCGGTCGACATGCGCGCTCTGCTGTGCCTGCGTGATCTGCGGCCACAGGTGCGGCGCAGACCATCCGTGCCAAGAGCACAGCCTGCCGGAGCCAGCATCGACGCTCCAGAGGTTCGGACAACCCTGCGCCGCGCACATCAGGTCACGCTGCGAATCCATGTCGTTGGCGACCCGCTCGTCGCTGCGGTTGCGGAAGTTGCTGAGGCTCATGCTGCTGCCCTGTGGTAACGACGTTCGATGACCTTGGCGAAGTTCTTGGGGCCGATCAGCCACTCGAAGTCAGCCAGGAACGGCTCATCCCCCGGCTTGGGCTTGGCCCGGCCGGTGAGGAATTTGGATTCCGCGACGAAGGTGAAATAGTCCCGCCACCACTCCAACGCATGCGGGGCGTCGAACTTCTCGGTCGTGCAGACCTCGCGCCACCGCTGACGCAACATCCCGCGTCGGGAGTCGTTCAGCACCTCGCACCGCGGGAGGGTTGGGCAGTGCTCGTGGTACAGGTCGACGATCTGCGTGTGCGGGCAGTCGGGAACCTCGTAGCGTTTCGCCGGGACATCGTTCGCCGCAGGCGGACAAGCACCGTAAGGTGCTATAGATTCCTGTTTCTGTTTCTGTTCCTGTTCCTGGTTAGGAAAGGGTTCGGGAACGGTTTCAGAAGGGTTGGCAGTCTGAGGTGGGTCGATGCCCAGCGCAGGGCCGCACTCCCCAATGAACCGGGCCTTCCAGCAGCAGGAATCAGGGATGCCCATGGCCACCTTGGCGGCTGCCTTGCGCTGGTTCGGGTTCTCGGGCGGGTTCCACTCCAGGAACTTGGTCACCCAAACCCACTTTGAAGCCTCGCAGCGGGTTGCGAAACCCTTTGCATGGAGGTTCGCGAACCCTTCCGAAACCCTTTCGACGGACCACTGCAGGTCCTCGCACGCATACCCATCCGGCACGCGGAAGACGCCCGCGATCGTCCCGTGCTGGCAGGTCAGCAGGTACAGCACCAAGGCGCGGCCGTCCTCGGACAACGACCGGAAATCGGCGCTTTCCCAGATGCGGCTGTAGACCTTGCCGTAGTCACGCATGCGCGCCCTCCAGCAGGCTCGCCTGCGCATCCCGCGGCAGCCGCAGCAGCGCCTGACTCTTGCCGGTGCTCGGATCGCGGCGCGTGCCGCACTCCTCCAGGGCACCCTTCGTCACCAGGGAATTGACACGGCCGCAAACCCCATGCAGCGGCATCGGCGCGAGCTCGGCGATCTGTTGGCGCGTGAGCTTCACCTCGGGCCCGGTGAACAGCGCCATGACGGCGCGCTCCTTGGGCTGGAGGTAGTCGGCTACCGGCAGGCTGTGGAAGGCGTCCAGCGAAGTGCTGGCCATCGCGGTTTTCATGCGACCGCCTTCTCCTTCTTCAGCTCCACCACTTCGACGCGCAACCAGCCAGCCTTCGCGGCGAGCGCCTTGCACTCCTGCGCTGCCTGCGGGATGGCGAACGGCTTGCCGCGCACGGGCTTGCGCTTCGCGTTCATCAGCCAGTTTTCATCGTTGAACGGCGGCAGCGGTTTGCCGCCAGCCTTCTCGTTCAACGCAGCCAGTCGCGCGTTCTCGTCGCGCGCTTCTTGCAGGGCTCCTGGCGGAATGCCCTGCACCCTCCAGCCGTTGTGATAGCCCTCCCCGCGCTCGCGCTTCACCTTGGGTTTGGCGTGTAGCTCGGGATCGAGCGAAACGGCCTCGCCGCGGAAATTCGCATAGCCATTCATGGTGCTTCCTTCGGTTAAGCCACTGCTCGCAGTTCACGGAACAGCCGACGTTCGACTTCCCGCTCCTGCCGCTCCTGGGCGAGCTGCTCTTGGGCGATGCGCAGCGCCTTCTCAGTTTCCGATTCGCGTTTGCGCACGCTGGTGATCTCGTAGCCGCGGGCGTGCAGCATCCACAGCAGCGGGGCATCGTTCCCGCACAGGTCCATCAGCGCGGCGAGCTTTGCCCAGGTGATGCCCTCCTTGTCGTCTGTCCAGCGCGAGAACTGCGCCCGATCGGCCTTGAGTGCGTCCTGCACTTCCTTGGGCGCCAGGCCGGCGGCCTTCGCACAGAGGGAGATAGCGCCACCGAGTGAGGCTTCGCGGCCCACCTCTTGGACGGTGACTTCGACGGGGATTCCGAGTTGGGACACAGCGCCTCGCAAATCAGTTGAGTGGTGTTGAGCGGCTCGCGTGGACAACATGAAGGGCATGCAGAGCCAGAAACGAAAAGCACCCGAACACGTCGCCCACGCCGCTATCCGCGGCCTGGTGGAGATGTGGGGTGGCGTGGAGGTGCATGCCTGCCGCTGCCGCGCAGGGCATTGCGAGTTGGGCACCTGGGCGTATTGCGAGCGACGGCACTCAGGCGGCCGCTTTCTGCTCGGGCTCGCCGGCCTGCATGCGCAGGACGTCCCAAGCAACGTCGGGGCGGAGGTCTTCGCACAGGACCACGCCACCGGTGGCGCGCTCAATCAGGGGGCAGTACTCGGCCGGGACGCGGTTGCGAGCCCACGACTGCACGGTCTGGTACCGCTCGACACCCAGCCGCTCAGCTGCTCGGACAGGGCCGCCCAGCAGTCGAATCGCTCTGGCGACTGGTGATTCGTTGGCGTCGACGTGTTGCTCCATGACTGTCCTATGCAAGATTCTCTAGTAATACTAGATGATCTTGCGTTTCTCCGCAAGGCTGCACATGAAAAACTTGCATGGATGGACATTCACGAGCAGATCAAGGCCGGCCGAGAGCGCCGGAAGTGGTCTATGGAGCGGCTCGCCAAAGAGATCAGTGACGCGGAACAGCTGACGAAGCCGCTGGCGTGGCAGACGGTTCAACAGTGGGAAAACGGTACTTCCGCGCCGAAGCGCACCCGCATGGCGCTAGTCCGTCGTCTCTTGCGTTTGGATGAGCCGACCGCTCAAGAACCCAAAGGCGCTTTGTTTGAGAAGGTCATGCCGGAGGAGTGGGAGATGCTGCAGAACTACCGCAAGCTTCTGGATAAGGACCGCAAGGCGGTGGACGCGGAGATCGCCGCAAAGGCGGAGGAGCGCCAGGCAGAGGCGGACGAGCTTTTCGCTCGATACGGTGTCGCCAAAGCGGCGGCCCGAACTAATGCAAGGGGCAGACGGCCAGCAACTACCACTGCAGATCCGGCCGACCCTGCCCATAAACAGCGTCCACTTCCGGGCATCAAGTGAGCGCTTGGCTGATCGCGCTGGTCGGCGTGATCTATGCCTGGGTCGCCGCCGATCTGGCGTGGCGTGGCAGCTGGTGGCAGGCCCTGATCTTCTTCGGCTACGCCGTGAGCAACATCGGGCTATGGAAGCTGGCGACCGAGGGAATGAAGTGATTCGCACATGACCAAGCTGATCGTGGCCGGCCTCTGCGCGGCAGTTTTCTACTGGCTTGAGCCGGACAATCAGCGTGTCGCCGTAATCCTCGCGGCTATTGCGCTTGGCGTGTGGTCGATCGAAGAGGCGATTAGAAAACTAGCGGGCGCCGCGGGCCATGATATTGATGAAATCAAGGCGCGGCTCAAGGCGCTAGAGGAGCACCCGCTGAACACTGCTTACATCGCCAAGGGCGTCGAGGGGCTTGTGGATGAACACAACGCGCGCAATCGTGGTCCTGATCGTGACCACGCTCCTTAGCGCATCTCAAGCAGGGGTGCGTTCTGCTGCCGAGCGCCTGGCCTTCATCCGCGAGAGCCCATGCCCTGCCACTGGCCTGCGCCTCGGCGCGTGTCCAGGCTATGTCGTCGACCACGTGCACCCGCTCTGCGCTGGCGGGCCTGACCACCGCAGAAACATGCAGTGGCAGGCGGTTGAAGAGGCGAAGGTGAAGGACCGGTGGGAGCGGAAGCTGTGCAGGCGCTCTACAGCCCCCCGGGCCAGTCGGCCTCGGCCGCTTCCCTCTCCCTGAATATCTCGTGCAGGGATGCTGAGCCTATGGGCTCGGTCTTGATCCCCAGCGCAAGCCAGTCGAGCGACTCGCCATAGAGCATCGCCAACTGGCGCAGCACCGACACAGTGGGCTCTGCGCCCTGCTCCAACCTGGACACAGCCTGTCGGGACTTCGGAGGCCGAAGCGCTCTCCCGACTTCGCGCTGATTCATTTTGTTGGCCAACCGTGCCGCCTTCAACCTGGCGCCAGTCTCGCGCTGAAGCGCTTTTTCCAGTCGATCCACATCAGACCTTAGTTCTTTTTCATTCGCCAGCCGGCGGGTGGAAAACAGGCCAAAAAGGCCAATGCTCGCGTGGTGATACAGAGGGTAAACGCGCACGCAAAGCCGCCCTGTCGGACGCTGACAGGGAATTCCCTTCCATTCGGGTGAGGTGATCACCACTAATTCACTATCAGCCCCACTGTCGACCCGCATTACGTATCCGCATAGGTAGTTGCTGCCAGGCTGCTGATGCAAGTTTCTCTTGTATTACTAGTTTCTCTTGTGCAGAATAACTCCACGCCACCAAACACGGCGAGGAGCTGAAAGATGGAGCAGGCAAGGCAAGTACAGGTAGAGGCGGCCGAGAAGGACCTGAGAGATCAACTCCGCGAAGCAGAGGACGACCTCGACTTCGTGCAGCGGATGCACATCCAGTACCGCATTCCGCAAAGAGTGTGCGATGCACTTCTGAAGGTCGCACACCTCCGCGCTGCCGTCGCTGCGGCCACGGGAGCCCGCGCATGACCACCTCACCAAAGCCCACGGGGCAAGTACAGGTAGCGGCGGAGCACACGCATCCCATGCGGCCAGAAGTGACCGTCAGTGGCCGCCGGGTCACGGTCTCTTTCGATATGCCCTTCATGGCTGGCGATGAGTGCATCACGCCGAACCACTACGAAAAGACGACCGTTAGCTTCGTCCCCGAAGTGGGCATCCGGCTGCACAACAACTTCGAGCGAATCGAAATTCACTGCAACGGCGCGTGGTACACGGCCAGCCACTCTCAACTGCACGGGCCCGCGCAATTCTTGCCAGACAAGGAAGCGTTTTTGACGTACTGGCTGGGACAGAAGGACCGCACTACGTTTGAGTCCCATCTCCCAAGCTTGCAGCGCATGTTCTCCGATCAGCCCGAATCCCTATCACGGCTACGCAGTCGTCACGTCGAAATGCTCCAGCAGGAAGCCGACACAGCAAAGGCCGCGCTCGGAGCTTCCATCGTTGCCAGCACGCGGCAAATCATGGGGCTGGAGATGGCCATCGCAAAAGTCACGGGTGTCGCATGACCATCCACCGCATACCCACCCAGCGGGCGAACCACGAACAGGGAGAGCAGGCATGAGCGAAGCAAAGCCAACGCGACCCCGCTTCAGCAAGGCGCTTGCGCTGCAAGTGTTGGACGCGAAGGTTGCCGCCATTGCCAAGCGTGAAGGATTCGACAGGGGCAACGGCACTGCGCAACTCTCACCCAAGGATCGCGCCTTCGATGCCGATATTGCTCGCGCAGTGGAGTACGGCCGCATGCGCGCCTTTGAGCAGTTCGCGGAGTCCATCGAAGAAGGATTCATCTTTGAAGCCGTTGCCACGGGAGAGCAAGCATGACCGCCCAAACCTGGAGCGAGCGCTCTGTCGTCAAGGACGTTGCCAGCGTCTTTGATGCGGCAGTGCCTTCGTGCCGCTTGCGCTCGATGGACGGTTTCTTCCGCACCATCGACCTCGACGGATTGGTCATCGATTACGTCGTTGACGAGGGCCAGCCCATGACTTGGGAGCAGCCCTACATTGCGCCGCGCGTCATCTTCAAGCGCATCGAGTCGCCCAAGAAGCGCGGCGTCGACATCCTGTGGCTATTCAGCGAAGACGACCTGCGCGCCTTCAGCAACGACATCCTGTGCGGAGAGGAGGACTGTGATGGCTGAAGCGAAGCACACGCCAGCGGAACTTCTCCCTTGCCCGATGTGCGGCCACCGCTCCCCCTGGGAATACGTCGGCCAGTCGGCGGCCGTGATCCGATGCAAGTGCGGCGTAGCGCTCGGCGGATCTGAGGTCCGCACCATGTACCGGCCGGATGAAGTGCCGCTCGCGCTGCAGCGGTACGTGTCTGCGCCGCCGGCGCTGCAGGAGATCGGCTACGTGTGGGTGCCTCCCACCGACTCCTTCCTTGTGCTGGGCCATACCGCCCGTTGGAATACACGAAGGGCCTCAGCATGACTGACGATCTGCGCGCGAAGTTTGAAGCGTGGAAAGTGACACGCGCCTATGGCGAAGAGGGCGAATTCTGCGCCTTCCAAGCCGCAGCCTCCCTGTACGCCAAGGATGCGGAGAGGCTCAGGGAAGCGCTGTCGCTGCTGTACCGATATGTCGCTCAGGACCGCATCGCCGGACAGACTGATAACAACCTGCACCGGTCCGCCTGCGCTGTACTGAAAGGAGAGCCCAAGTGAACCCGCTGCGCTCCCTCTGCCGCGAAGTGGCCATCTTCTACTACGAATGGGCGCTCAAGGAAATCGATCCGCAGCACGACGACGTGCCCGCGATCGTGATTCGCCTGCGCCACCTGCTCAATGAGCGTCATGCAAAACCCTGTTTCCTTCGGAGGGCGATTCAATGGCTTTGAATTCTCATCGTCTGAACTGCTGCGACTTTCATGGCGATTGCCGCCAGGGCCGCGACTGCCCGCACCGCGTCAAGCACGACCTGTCCGAGGTGCTGCACGACGCCCTCGCCTACCTGAGCGCCTATGTGCACTGGCGCTGGCACCACGAAGGCCACCGCGCGGCCAAGCGCTTCGCCCGCTCGGAACGAATCATCGCCCGCAAGCAGCGCGCCGAGCGCGCCGGCCTGCGCGGCACGCACACCTAAAGGAAGAACATGAACGACAAGACGCACTATCGCAAGGCGTTCGATTCGCCTTACCTCGCCAGCGCAGACATCGTGGAGCCCACCACGTTGACGGTGAAGTACGTCCGCCTTGAGGCTGACCGCACCAAGAAGACGAAGGACAAGTTCAACACGGCGTATTTCGCGGAGAAGGAGATTCGGCCTGGCGAACCGCTCAAGCCGATGATCCTGAACGCCACGAACAGCAAGACGATGAAGGGCTTGACGGGTTCAGCCTTCATTGACGACTGGAACGATGTTCGGATCACGGTCTACGTCGATCACGCGGTCAAGTTCGGCAAGGACATGGTGGAGGGCCTGCGCATCAGCCCGGAAGCGCCAGCGGCCCGCAAGGTGCTCGCGCCGACCGCAACGAAGGCATGGGCACGCGCCAAGGAGGCTTACAAGCGCGACGGCAATCTCGACAACGTGCTCGCCTTCGCCGATATGTCCGACGAGCACCAGAAGCAACTGATCGCGGAATGCACTCTACCGGCAGAACGCACGGAGGAAGTAACCCATGACTGAAGCCGCCGTTTCCATGCTGAAGAAGCTGGCGAGAGAGGCTGAGCTGCAGATCATCGAGAAGCCCGGCGGGCATTTCATGATCGTTGGAGGTCTCGTCACGGTGCACTGGTGGCCCCTGAGCCGCCGCCTCACTGCTTACGTCGATGGCGCTCCGAGCGGACGTCATCACTCCACCGCAAAGAACGTCGTCAACCTCGCCACGAAGGGGATGCCATGAAGTTCCACGATGTAGAGCAGAACACGGACGAGTGGCAGGCGCTGCGTCTGGGCAAGGCCACCGCCTCGCAATTCGGCTGCTTCATGGCGAACTATGGCAACGCCTTCGGTGAGCCAGCCAAGCGCTACGCCCTCCAGATTGCATTGGAGCGGCTGACCGGCAAGAAGGCTGAATTCAGCTTCTCCAACGAACACATGGAGCGCGGCCACGAGCAAGAGCCCGTCGCCCGGATGCTCTATGCCGAAGAGCACTTCTGCGAGGTGCAGAACGGGGGCTTCTTCGATTGGGGCCAGTGGGGTGATTCGCCGGACGGGCTTGTCGGCAAGAAGGGTGTCACCGAGTTCAAGAGCGTGATCGCGCCCATCCACTACGCGAACATCCAACGCGGCAGCTACGACCCGGCCTACAAGTGGCAGCTCGTTGGGCACCTGGATTGCACGGGCCGCGAGTGGGTGGACTTCGCCTCCTACTGCTCGGACTTCCCGGAGGAATCGCGCCTGTGTGTCTACCGGCTGCACCGCGAGGAATGCGAGGACGAGTTACGCATGCTGAACGAGCGCCGCGCGGAGTTCCTGCAGCTTGTCGTGAAGACCATGAATCAGATTCAACTGAGGCAAGCCGCATGAACGACTCCTCCCACATCGAGGCGCAGCACCAGCTGCAGGCGGAGGTGGCGGCGTGAAAGAACGCCCGATCCTCTTCCAAGGAGCCATGGTGCGCGCGATCCTGGCCGGCACGAAGACGCAGACGCGGCGGGCGGCGAAGCTGGACACGATCCCGCAGCACGCCGAGTTTTCGGGCTGGCAGGACCACCGCGGGCGGCCGGCCGCGATGTTCTCATGGCCTGGTGAAGATCGTGACCAGCAGGGGCGTGTGACGTCGACCTTCAGAGGCGGGCTGTGCTGCCCCTACGGCCAGCCCGGCGACCGGCTGTGGGTGCGCGAGACCTACTTCGCCTTCGGCCGCTGGGAGACGCGGTTCAGCGCGAAGAAATGGCGCGACGAATGGCATTTCGTGGACATGACGCTCGAGTGCGATCGCGCCTACCAATACGACGCTGACGGCGCGCCGCAGATGCCAGTGCAGCAGAGGCGCAATGCTGGCGTGACGCCAGGATGGTGGAAGCGGCCCGCGATCTTCATGCCGCGCGCCGCCAGCCGCATCACGCTGGAGGTCACCGGCGTGCGCGTGGAGCGGCTGCAGGAAATCAGCGAGGCTGATGCGATCGCCGAGGGTATCGAGCCCAACTGGCTGGGCGATCTCGCGGTGGGCAACAACGGCTTTGGCGGGCAAGGCTGGACGCCTGACAACGGGTGGAAGCACTACACGAACAGCATCGACGGCGACCCGGCCTTCACCCCTGAGGAGTCCTATCGCTCGCTGTGGGAGAGCATCAACGGCGCCGGCAGCTGGGACGCGAACCCCTGGGTGTGGGTTGTCGAATTTCGGAAGGACCACGCATGACCGAATCCCCCCGCGCCACCCCCGATCAGGGAAGCGCAGAACTGAGCGATGAGCGAATCAAAGAAATCGCTGAGGCCCAAGGCTCTTGGGGTGCCAGCTTCGGCTACACGAAGGAAAGCGACTTCGAGAAGCCGTTTATCCCGTCGCACGCTTACTCGTTCGCCCGCGCCATCCTTGCCACCGCCACTCGGGGCGAACCCAGCGCGGAACCGGCGGGCTACATGGAGGCTTTCTACGAAATGGCCGCGATGCTTGGCGTTGAAGGAGCGCAAGCAGCTACGCCGGAGCAGGTCTACGCGGAACAGGTGAAGCCTGCGCTGGAGCGGCTGCAGCAGCGCGCGGAAGCCAACGAGGAGGCTTACCTGAACATGCGCGACTGGGCCAAGATGAACGGGCTGGATACGACCGCGTACAACGCCACTCAGCCCGCACCCGGCGCGGAACCGGAACTGCCGCCGTTGCCGCTGATCGCCATGGAGGACTGCCTGCCCTACGACGCGATTGGCGTTCCCGGCTATCCCGTGAGCTACGTGCGGGAGTACGCGACGAACTACGCCAAGACAGCACTCGCAGCCCGTGTCACCGCCACTCAGGGCGCACCAACCCCAGCACAGCCGGCCTGTGACCGCAAGCGCATGGAGTTGCTGTTGTCGGACTACCGGCACGCACTTCTAAGCACCGACCACGACCGCTACCAGCGAGCAGGGGTCGCATACGCGGCATTGCTTTCTATGGCCGCCACTGGCATCCACCCCACTCCACCCCAGGCACAGGGCAGCGAAGAAAACAGCGCTGGGGCAGTGCGTGCGTGTCGCTACACCAACAAGCCCGGCGGCGCGTGCTGGCGCAAGGGCAAAGCTGTTGAGCTGTGCACTTGTCATGGCATGACCGATGAACAGGTCGACGCCGTTGTAGCCAAGAATTGCCCACCTACCCCAGCACAGGCGGTTGAGCGCGTGCAGATTGGCGGCGTAGTGCTGCCCGGCATCAGTGGCGAGGAATACGACGAGCCCGAATTCGTGGAGCGACCCGGCGCGCTGGAGCTTTTGCAGGAGCGGCTGGTGCGCAACGGCAAGGACCGTCACTTGGCCGTGTTCGTGGAAGTGCCTGGCACCGCAGTTGATGCAGGAAAGACGGGGGAGTCTGCCGCCTCCAGCGTATACGAAGTGCTGCGCGAACTGTACGAAGCGGTAAGCGCTCCTTTTCCGCCTGGAAAGCAGGGAGCGGCTGCCCAGAATGATTGGTCTGAGCGTAAAGCCGCCGCACTGGAAAGCGCCCGCTCCCTCATCGAATCTGGAGTGTCTGCCGCATCCAGCGCAATGGGGGATGACGGGTGGAAGCCGATGGACAGTGCACCTCTGTCCGGCGAGTTCCTGGCGGCCATAGAGGTGAGGCACGGCGGCGGTAAAGGGCCAATCCTCTGGCACCAACACGTCCTAATGATCGATGACGAGACAGGCGGGGTGCACCACGACTACGAGCAAGGCTGGGACTTGGAGGACTACGCTGGCTGGCGGCCGCTCCTTCCGTCTCCCGCTGCCGCATCCCAGTCGAACAAGAGTGAGGACAAGCGATGACACAGTTCCGAACCTTCACCGACGCCGAGCGAGCGGCGCTGAAGTTGCATGGGTTAGACACCCACCGGCCCAGCCAACTCTCGGACGCGTTCGTGCTCGGCATGCGCTACGCGACCACCCCCATCAACGAAGGAACGGTGCCTGCCGCAGTACCGGCAGACCAAGTGCAGCGGCTGCTGTTCGACATTCGTGGCGCCATGCTGCGCTACGGAGTCGCCTTCAAGATCGAGGATGAAGATGGGATCCGCACCGCGACCACGGAGGCGTGCGAGTTGCTGGATCGACTCGCCGCCATCTCCACCTCTGCACCTTCTCCTGTAGAAGCGACCGCTATCACAGAAGCGATGGTCAACGCTGGCGCACTCGTTCTCTGCGGTGCGGAAGCGTTCGCAGATCCGGGCACTGCAGCATGGGGCCGCCGGTGCGCGCGATCAGTGCTGAAAGCTGCGCTCGCCGCCACCCACCCCAAGGAGCCGACAGAAGCGCCGGCACAGCAGAAGGAAGGTGCGTGATGGCGCACATCGAGGACATCGCCGGGAAAGAAGACCTCCGTACCACGCTTATGGCGATGGACCAGCCGGAGCTGATGGCGCAGCAGATCACGCAGCAGGGCGCCATGCACGCGCTCGAAACGCTGCTGATGCACGGCTGCACCGAGCGAACCGCGAATGACATGCTGGCGAGCTTGCGCAGCAACATGCTGGTGATCGAGGCCGTCGCACGAGACAAAGGCTTCACACCGTTGTTCGCCAATGATGATGAGGCGCAGCGCGTGCAGAGTCCGGCGGAGCAGTTTCACGAAGCGGTGCTCGCCATCGTGGGAGAACTGATGCGCGGCGATCCGTCGATGGAATCAGCCGATGGCCGACTGCTCGTCAATCTGGCGGATGCCGTCGAGGCCTACGAGAAAGTCGTCTACCCGATGCCGTCGGATGGTGCCGCAGAAACGTCTGGCACACAGGTCAAGGAGCCGACAGAAGCGAGAGAGGCCAGCGCCCAGGGTGCGGCATTGCCTGATGGGGGTCAGCAGTGATGGACCAACTGCCGCTCGTTTTAGACCCTTGCTGTGGAAGCCGCATGTGGTGGTTCGACCGTCAGCATCCGGCGGCACTGTACGGCGACCGCAGACAGGAACAACACATCCTTTGCGATGGTCGCACGTTGCGCATCGAGCCAGATCAGATCATGGATTTCCGGGCGCTGCCGTTCGCCGACGGAACCTTCAAGCTGGTCGCATTCGATCCGCCGCATTTAAAGGTTGCCGGGCCAAAAAGCTGGATGGCAGCGAAGTACGGGAAGTTGTCAGAAGACTGGCGCAATGACCTTCGCCAAGGTTTCGCCGAATGCTTCCGCGTGCTGGATAGGCACGGCGTGCTCGTGTTCAAGTGGAACGAAGTTCAGATCCCGATCAAGGAAATCCTGGCACTAACTCCTCATCAGCCGCTATTCGGCAACACGTCCGGTAAACGAGCAGGGCAGACGCACTTCATGGTGTTCCTGAAGACTCCAGCTCCGGTCTGCGGCCGTTGTCACGGAACCGGCTACATCCGTTCCGGGTATGTGACGCCAACGGGAAAGCACGTCAATTCGGAGGAGCCGTGCGTTTGCGCTGCCCCTGGAATGGTGGAAGAACCCAGCAGCAAGGGGAACGACCGTGGCTGACCTTCGCACACACGGAGCCTCCGTGAACGCGGACGTGCTTGACCTTACCGAGGAGCGTCACCGCAACGCGCTGTTCGTGCTGGATGTTCTGGTGCGCACCTACGTGCCGAAGAACACCAACGACTGGCACCAAGGACTGGAGGCTTTGTACCTGCTGCGCGGCGCCCCTGGCGTGGCATTGGGTGACGGTGCCGAGCGGCGCGTCGAGCAGCACGTTGCCGCAGCCCGCGGGGAGGTCCTGCAGCACGTGACGAAGGAGAACGGCGACTGCGTGCATTGGTGCAAGGCCTGCCACGCGGAGGAACGGGAGCGCAATGCCCGCATCGCCACCGCTGGCGTAACGAAGCCAGTCCATGAAGGGGTACGCCCTCCCACTGCTGAATCGGGCGGTAAGGCATGACCGACACCCTTCCCGCAGAAGAGATACAGCGCCTGACAGGGTGCGAGCGACAGGATCTGCAATGACGACCGAAGCGTATCCCCTGCAGTGGCCGCCAGGCCGCAAGCGCACAGACAACTGGAACCGCGAGAACGCGAAGTTCGAGGTGACTTTCGCGCGCGCCCGGGACAACATCGTGGCGGAGGTAACGCGGCTGGCTGGCAAGTGGCCGGATCCGCAGATCGTGATCAGCACGAACATCGCCCTGCGTCGCGACGGCTTGCCGCTCGCCGGCCAGCGCCAGCCCGACGATCCCGGCGTGGCGGTCTACTTCCTCTACAAGAAGCGGCAGATGTCCTTCGCATGCGACCGCTGGCGAAAGATCGAGCACAACATGCAGGCAATCGCCAAGACGATCGAGGCGCTGCGCGGCATCGCGCGCTGGGGCACCGGGGACATGCTGGAGGCGGCATTCACCGGCTTCACTGCCCTGCCCCCGCCGCCGGTTGCCGGTCCTGGCGCTGCGCCGGCGCCGCGCACATGGCGGGATGTGTTCGGCACCGGGGTGCACAACCGACAGCAGCTGCAAGAAGTCTGGCGGCGGCTGGCCGGCGCCTACCACCCAGACCGCGGCGGCGATCCCGCCAAGATGGCCGAACTAAACGCGGCGCGCGATGCGGCGCTGCGGGAGCTGCCGTGACCCTATGGCTGTCCGATGCCGAGCTGATCGACGCGACCAGGCGCAAGCAAACAATGACCAACGACACCATGCCGGAAGACTGGCTCCGACCCTCGCAAGCTGAGCTGGCGGTCATGCGCCGCGCTTGGCAGTCGGCAACGCCGCTTGAGTGGGGCGGGATGCTTCTGCGGCCTGGACGAAAGCGATACCCGCGAGACGGGACACACGAGGCCGACGCCATGCCAGGCATCTATTCGCTGTCCATGGCTGACGGTGGCATCGTCTACGTGGGCAAGTCGTCCAACCTGAGCTCCCGGCTCAACGACCACTTCTACGCCTCCCGCATGGGCCGCGCCGAGTGGTTCGATTTCTTCACCTTCATGTACCTGCCGGACTTCGCCGTCAGGGATGTTGAGGTGGCGCACATTCACGCCATGAGGCCGGAGCGCAATGCGCTGTACGAGCCCGTCCGGTGGGCGGGACACCCGGCCATGGTCACAGCATTGCGGACGATCTGGAGGATTGCATGTTGACCGCCAAGCAAGCCGCGCCCCTGCTGGGCATCTCTCCCCGGTCGGTGTACGCTTTGGCCCAATCCGGCAAGCTGGCCTGCCACCGCATGGGCGTCGGCGATGCTGCCGTCCGCTTTGAACTTGCCGACATAGAGGCTTACAAGCAGTCATGCCGATTACCCGCCACCACTCGGGAGCCCCGCTCTTCCAGTTTGACCGCGTCATCGCCGGTCAGCGAATCCGGGCTAACAGAGTACTTCCGAAAGGCTGGACGCGAGCCCAGGCGCAAGCCTACGACCAGCGCGAAACAGCGCGGCTCTACGCCCTTGCAACTGGTGGCGAGCACGCAGAACCCCTGATCGACGATGCCGTGCTGGTGTACCTGACCGACCACGCACCCTCCCTGAAGAACTACAGGGACATCGAGGGCGCGCTCGCCATCATCCAGCCGGAGTACATGGGTAAGCCGTTCTCAGCGCTGCCTGACATCGCGCAGGAGTACGCGAAAACCGCTGTCAAGGAGGGGTTGAGCCTCGCCACCGCCAAGAACCGCCTGGCCTACCTGCGAGCCGCCTGCCGCTGGGCATGGAAGAACCGGAATGGGTACGGGAAGCACGACCCGGCCGAGCGGATGGTGCTGCCCAAGGTAAAAAACGCCCGCCATGTCTACCTGTCACGCGCGCAAGCTGTGGCCGTGTTCAGGGCAATGGGGCTGTCGTGGTCCCGTGATGCCGCGCGGGTGGCGTTTTATACGGGTTGGAGAATTGGGGAAGTCCTGGCGGCTCAGGCCGTAGAGACCCCTGCCGGCTGGGTGCTGACCATCCCCGACACGAAGAACGGGGAGCCGCGGATTGTTCCGGTCCATCACCGAATCGTCCACTTGGTGCGTGACCACTGGCCGCCGCAGGTCCATAAATGCACCGTGAGCGACAAGGCGAAGGCCGCGCTCAAGGAATGCGGGTTGGGACATGCCCGCCTGCACGATCTGAGGCACTCTGCCGCCTCTGAAATGATAAATGCCGGCATCGACCTGTACACGGTCGGCGGGGTGCTTGGGCACAAGAGCGCCGTGAGCACTGCCCGCTACGCCCATTTGGCTACCGAACGGCTGCGGTTGGCGGTGGGCAAGATCGGTGGCCGTGCTGCCAAAATCTCCCAACCTGGGCCGGAGGCGAAAGCAGCATGACCGAGCAGATTCTATTGGTGGGACGTGCGGGGGTCGAACCCACGACAAACGGATTAAAAGTACGGTGTGCACTCCCTGCTCAGAGCGGTTTCCCTCTGTGCGCCGTTGGCATAGCTCGCCCAAAAGTGCCGTTTTTGCCTGCTTTGTGCCAAAAATCCCCAACCTAAGTCAGCCCGGCTCTCATTGGGGAGCCGTTTCTTGGTTAGAAGCCTTTTGGAGGTGAGCGATGAAGGTTCGTAGCCTCCGAAAGAGGACGTACAGGAAGGCTGGCGGTCCTCGTCGCATTGGGCTGAGATGCAAGGAATATTGCGCCGGGTGCATTGTCTGCGAGTGCTACCGCTTTCTTGACGATTTCGGGCGCTTCCCTTCGTTTGACGAAGCAATGCGGCGAGGCGAGGCTGCCGTATTGGCTGAGGAGGTCCTCCCCTGATGTCTCCGCGAGTGCCACTCGGAGAGAATCGCCGGAAACGGCAAAGCTCGGTGTTGCGCCGAGGAATGGAGATGCGATGACGAATCGAGACGTTTTCCGGCCGCGACATGAGCCTGCTCTGACCATATACGACGCCTTCCAGGCCGAGGCCAAGCACCGCAAAGGCCGCACTTTTGATGAGTGGGCTAGCGCCGAACGCTTGGCCGTATGGCGGGCCGCATCCGAGTACGCGCGGCAGCATGGCCTACGCGAGCCGCTGATGGCGGAGGTGGAGCGTGCCGAGAGTTACGCCATGGGCAGCGTGGACTACGGGGCGAAGTGGGCGTACCAGATCGAGCGCAGTATGCGCCCTGCTGCCCTAGCCCCTCAAGGAGTGACAGAGAATGAGTGAACCAGACGACCAAGTAATCGATGCTATTGCGCGGGCGGCTCTGCTGGATGCGTCAAGCTTTGTGTACGGCGAGCCTGCGGATGATGGGCCGCGCTATGTGTTCACGCGAAAAGCGGTTCGCGCTCTGTACTTGAAGGCGGCGGCACTTGAGCGGGACGCGGTTATTTCCGCACTTCGCGCCGAAATTGACCACTGTGCCGCCAACGATCTGCGGATGGCTGCACGTGTCGGTCGATCTGTTGGTGATCCGGGTGTGCCCGCCGGTTATGTCGAAGCGGTCATAGAGCGTTTCAGCCGTCGTGCCGCCCTTCCTCCGGCCCCTCAAGGAGTGACGGAACATGAGTGAATGGATGCCGATTGAGACAGCGCCGAAGGACGGCACGGAATTCTTGGCTTGGTGGCCTCATCTGGAGAGGCAGGCCGTGACATATTGGGCGAAAAGTACTCGATGGGGTGCAAATTGGTTCGCTTACGTGTGCAAGTCATCAGCTCCCCGAAACATGAGTGCAAAGCCGTCGCACTGGATGCCCCTTCCTCCGGCCCCTCAAGGAGTGGAATGATGGAACCGCCAGACGACTACCACGCCCACGAAGCGCTACACGTAGCTCACGTCCTGCAAAACATGGTCGAGCATGAACTGGATGGGCACCCGTTCGTCTCGGCGCATCCAGACATTAGCCAGCTGGTCGAGGACATTCAAAGCGCCTTGGGCAGGCTCTACCAAGCTATCGGAGAAAAGAGGCCATGACCGACAAGCCCTGGCTCCCGCCACTCGTCCCCCTTCGAGCGGGTGTGAACTGCATCACCACCCAGCCGCGCTGACCTGCGGATAATCACCACCGGCCCGACGTTCTCCCCCTGTGGGCCGCGACACTTCCGGCCGCCATCGTGCGGCCGGCTTTCTTTCAGCCCATGAGAAAAGCCCCCGAGCCGTGAGGCCCGGGGGTGGAAGATGCCCGCTGCGAAGCGGACAGGAGACAAGGTTTCAGCCGGCGTGCAGCTCGCCGCGCAGCTTGGCGATGCGGCCATTCAGCTCCGCCCACTCCTCGGGCGTCGGGTCCCGCCCCTGGGCGTTCAGTTCCGCGAGCTTCTGGGTGGCGCTGGTGACGGTGCTGGTGATCTCCACGCCCGCCTGGATCAGGCTCGGGAGTGCGGAAAGCAGCTGCAGGGCATAGCCCACGGTGGTCGGGTTCATTGCGTCACTCCCATGTTCGTGATCAGGCTGGTCATGGCGGCCAGGGCTGCCTGCGCCGCCTGGACGGCCCGGCCGGTGGCGGACGGGCTCACCAGCGGGGTGCGCGCGGCGGCCTCGGCGGCGTCCAGGGACGCTGCCGCGACGGTGTCCGCCTTCCGCAGCTGGGCGACCAGGTCCGGGTGAGAGCACGGCGCCGGCCGGGTGGCGGAGCACGTCGGGAGATTCTTGTACGCCACCGCGGCGGTCAGCGCCGTCTCGTAGGCGCTCTTGGCGGCGTAGACGGCCTGCTGCGGCGTGTCTGGCACGCTGGGTGCGCTGGCGCAGCCGGCTAGGCCCGCTGCCAGGACAGCGGCGATGATCAGGGAGCGCTTCATGGGGTTCCTTTCGGGGTGGTGGAGTCGGGTTGCTTGCCGCTCAGGGACTGCTGCTGCCAGACGCGGGCCAGCGGAATGACGAAGAACAGGACGGCCGCGCGGATCCAGTTCTTCTGCTCCACGGACAGCACCTGCGCCGACTCGTCGGAGGCGAGCCACTTGAGTACGAGATCGGGCAGTTCGGGCAGCAGCGCGCCGAGCACGCCGACCCAGACAACGGCGGCCTTCCTGAGCACTTCTTTCCAGTTTTCGACCAGCATCACAGCTCCTTTTCCATGACGAACTTCAGCGCCTGCGCGTAGAACGCTGGCCAAGTTTCAGGGTGCGGCTTCCCTGGTCTCCACGTGCGCAGGTACAGATCCCAGCCGCCGGCAGCGTCACCCAGCCTGGGCAGGCGCAACGTGTCCGTCCACAGCAGCAGGCGCGCGAAGGCCGCGGCAAGAACATCGTCGTCCTCGATCGCGTTCCAGACCGCCGGCGAGGTGGGCTCAACGCCGCGCGCTTTGCAGACGTTCTGCGCGTGAAACTTGGACGACGTATGCGTCAGCACGCCCAGCACGCCACCGCCTCGCTCCATCTGCCAGTAGCTTTTGGCCGGTCCCTTGATGTAGGGGTTGCCGGCCACCTTCTGGAAGCGGTAGACGAACCGGCTTTCCTGCAGCCCGATCGCCAGCATCATCACGCGAGCCTGCGGGCTGTCCATCGCCACCGGCAGCAATAAGAAAGCGGGGTCGATGCCGCGCTTGGTGATGTCGTCGAGCGTCATGGCGTGCCCCTGTAACGTGCAGCCTTCAATGCGGCTATCTCGGCGTCTATCGTCGCCATGCGAAACTTCTGCACGGCGAGCTCTTCGCGCACCGCACTGGCGCTCGCATCGTTGGCGCGCAGCATGACCTTGACCTCGCGCATGTCACTGGAGAGCACTTGCAATGTGTAGTACATGCCGACCAGCGTGCCGACGCCCATCGTCAACGCCACCACGATGTGCCACACCGGCACGCGCATATCAACCACTCGGCTAAGGCCGCTCGCTGTCTTCATGTCGGCCTCTAGTTGAGGATCGTTCGGTGGAGCGCCGCTTTGCAGCCGCTCCTTGATGATGTCGTCCGCATCGGACGCGCGGCGGTGGGTGTCCTTGCGCGGCGCCATGTCGAGCCTTTTAAACAGCGGTTGCAGTGATGCCGTGGCGAACATGTCTACCTTTCAGCATGGTCTTACGGCAGCTTCGCCTTAAGCGCCCGCACTTCGGCGGAGAGCTCCTGCACCGCCTTGATCAGCGGCCCCACCAGTTCGTCGTAGCCGATCGAGAGCACGTCGCTGCCGCCCGCTATGCTGTGATCCTGGTAGCCTCCGAAGTCAACGCCCATAGCGTCGGCGGCTGCCTTCAGTTCTTGGGCGATCAGCCCATGGTGGTAGCGGCCCCGCTTCTTGCTGCCGTCCTTCTCGCCCCAGCCGTAGTCCTCGCGGTAGTCCCAACGGAAGTCGACCGGGCGCAACGCCGTGATGAAGTCCAGGCCGAGCGCAGTGTCGCGCACGTCCGCCTTGTCTCGTGCGTCCGAGCGGTTCTGCACAGCACCGTAGGCGTAGGTCGTGGTCGAAGCATCACCGAGCTGGACCTGATTGCTCCCCGTGACAGCGGTGTTCGCGCCGAGGAAAGTGCAGTTCGAGTTGGTGGTGTTGGTCGCGCCCGCTGCGCGCCCTATGGCGGTGTTGGTGGAGACCGTGTTGTCGCGTAGCGCCTCGTAACCAACTGCTGTATTGAAGCTCTGGTTGGCGACGCCGTTCATAGAAGACGCGCCCACGCTGGTGTTGCCAGAGCCAGTACCCGGTGCGAACATTGCGGATTTTCCAACCGCAGTGTTATTGCTTCCGCTGCTGGCATTGATGCCTGCATCCATGCCCACGCCGGTATTGTTGCTGCCGGTCGCGTTGGTGAACGCCTCGTAGCCAACGGCCGTGTTGTTCAGTCCAGTGACGTTGTACTGCAGCGCCGTGACGCCAACGCCGGTGTTGCCGCTGCCGGAATCGTTGGCGAAGCACGCCTTGAAGCCGAGGCCGGTGTTGTTGCTGCCGGTCGTGTTTGTGACCACCGCACTGACACCCACGCCGGTGTTTCCGCTTCCCGAGGTGTTGAACTCCAGAGCGACGACACCCACGGCCGTGTTGTTGGAGCCGTCAGCGTTGAAACGCAGCGTCGACCGGCCCAGCGCTGTATTGTTGTATCCAACCGTGTTGGCATTGAGCGATTCGTAGCCGATGGCCAGCAGACTGTAGCCAGTCGTGTTTGCCGTAAGTGAGCTCTTTCCCCACCGCTGGTTCTGCGCGACGGAGCTGGCGTTTCCATCGTTGGGGCCGTTGCCGATAGGAAAGCCGTTGATGAAACTGTCGGCACCGGTTTCAATGCCACCGTTTGCAAGCAGGCCCAGGTGCCCGACTTTCGCC